GGCGATTATAAAGGTATTCATTCTCATCCTGGTTCTACTGCGTTTGGTATTTTTTATCTTACAGATGTTGATAATAAAAAAGATGGTGGCAAATTAATTTTAAGAGATCCGTCTTTTCATACAAATCCTGGATTTAGATCGCTAATGACTCACGAAATTGAAACAAAAGCTGGTAGATTAGTCATTGCCCCATCTTATATTTGGCATGAAGTAACACCATATTATGGTAAAGAAGATCGCATTACTGTTGTAAGTAATTTAGTTTATGTGCCTGAAAATCTAATCCAGCATTAAAAGGATTTTATATAATGAAATTTGAAAATTTATGGCCTACGACAATTGGCTCTGGTAAATTTGATAGTATAGAGCTATCACAGTATATTCTATTAAACTATGATATGAATAATCCGCCTAGTGACGTACAGAATAAAAATATTTTTAACGATCATACATCGTACATGCAAAATTTTCAAAACACGGTTTATTCTGCTTTTAATAATTATTTAAAAGAAACAGTTGGCAAACAGATTGGTGATTGGAAACACCACGAAATGAAGGCTTGGATTACCGGCCATGATTATGATTACAATATGACTATTCATAATCATTCTGGTGCGCATCTGTCTGGTGTCTTTTATGTATTAGCAGAAGATAACAAATCTGGTGGAGATATAGTATTTTCCGATCCTCGTTCAAATGCTAATAGAGGATATGACGAGTGGTTCGATCCAATGTTCGCACGAAAACATCATCAGCCAGAAACTGGAGATTATATGATTTTCCCAAGTTTTACGTATCACCACGTAAATCCTTATTATTCTAATCTAAGAATATGTATCCCGGTTGATCTATATCTTTATCGCGGATGATTTTTATAAATAGAATCATAGAATAGAATAAATAAACTATAAACCCCCTTAGTTAAACTCATGGAGAAATAAAATGGCTCTTACAATCGAATATAAGGTTACAAGCCTTAAAGTAAAAGACGAAGTAAATAATGAAGGTGCTACGCTTTCAAACGCAGTTTGCCAAACTTACTGGAAAGCCATCGGCACCGATGCAAACGGAAACGTTGGAGAATTTTCTGGTGCTACCCCGTTCAGCGCAGCAACTGTTCCTGCAGCATCGTTTAAAGATTTTGCAACTCTTGCAGAAGAAGATGTTGTTGGATGGATCAAAGCTGTTGTTGAAGGTGACGCTGCTTACAAAGCACATATTGAATCACAATGTCAAAGAATGATCGATCATGAGATCACTAAAGAAGCTGCTATGCCTTGGGCAACTGATATTACTCCGCCGCTTCCTGAAGATGCCGTTGATCCAGAAGCAGCAGAGTAATATAAAAGGAATCTACTGTGAATTATACTTGGCGTATTACAAAATTGGGCTTGCGCGATGAGCTAAATGGAGACAATATTCTCCTAGAAAATGCTATTGTGCGAGTGCAATGGAAAAGAATTGCTGAAGACACAGATGGAACTGCTGCAACTTATCTAGGCCACACAGATTTAGCAGCTTCTAATATTTCTGAAAGCGATTTTACTTCGCTTAATGATGTAACAAAAGCCCAAGTTATTGCTTGGGTAGAAGCTTCTTTAACTGCTGGTCAAATGTCTCGCATTCATAAACAACTAGAATCAAAAATTGAAAGAAATAGACTACGTACTATTAAACCTAACTGGTAATAATAAATAAACGTATAATCTATTTACATTATGGAGATTTGAAATGCACGATTTGCATATGGGCGGCTTAGCGGCTTGGGCTTTGAAAAGAGGCGGGTCGCTCCACCCAGTTTTACTACCAAAATCAGTTTTAGGAAATGAAACTGGTATTATGAATCCTTCTATCTTTGCTCACAAAGGTAAGATTCTTCTTAATATTCGGCATGTAAACTATATTCTCTATCATAGCGAGGGAAAAAAGTTTCCGCATCAGTGGGGACCCCTCGTTTATATTCACCCAGAAAATGATGTTACTTTAACAACGCATAATGTTATGTGCGAGCTTGATAGTTCCTTGAACGTTATTGGATCTCAACGAGTTGACATGGCTCTAGATACGGGCAAACCAACATGGAACTTTATTGGATTGGAAGATGCACGTTTATTTGAGTGGGATGATAAACTTTATCTTTGTGGTGTTCGTCGCGATTGTTATGATTCCAAAGGCACGGGTCGAATGGAATTATGTAACATTGAATTCAAAGATGGACAATGGACAGAAATAGCAAGACATCCAATTCCAGCACCAGGTGATAACTCTAGCTTCTGTGAAAAGAACTGGATGCCTATTATTGATATGCCTTATCACTTTGTTAAATGGTGTAATCCTACCCAGATTGTTAAGTTTGATATTGAAGAAAATACAACAACCGAAGTATTTGTAGATGAAAGTGATCGCAAACCGTTCCAAAGAGATTTTCGTGGTGGTTCTCAAGTCATTAGAATTAATGATAAACAAAGAATGGCTTTTATTCATGAAACGAATCTTTTAAGAGACCCGTTTGGTCGTAAAGACGGTGATTATTCACATCGTATTCTAATTTGGGATAATGACTGGAATTTAATTCATGCTTCTCGCAATTTCCATTTTATGGGTACATATTATGATCATGTAACTAATACTGATTATAACATTGAATTTGTTACTGGTATGACTATACATCCAGAATCTGGAGACGTTTTGATCTCCTTTGGTTTCCAAGATAATGCATCATTTATTCTTAGAATGCCACAGAAAATATTCTTAGATTTTTTAATGGACAACAGGTGATTAGAATATGAAATTTACAAATATGAAACTTTTAAATGATGTTGTATTAGATTATTCTAACCCAGATAAGATTTATAAATTAGCTCGTGAATATGACAGGTTAGAACAAGGCTCTGGTGCTTTTAGCTTTTATTTACGCGCAGCAGATATGTCTCCTGGAAAAACATGGGAAGAAAAGTGGCTGCAATATAAGTGCATGATTCTTAGCTCGTTTATTTACGACCGTAATGGTGGAAGAGATCATAGTGTTGAAGGTTTATTAAAGATAGCTATTGAAACTTTACCCAACCGCCCAGAAGCATATTACTTTCTTAGTAAATTTAAACAAAGAAAGAATGACTGGCGTGAAGCTATG